ACTAACATTTTTAACCTTAATTCAAATCCAATTCACCCATTTTATACGAGCTGTTTAATGAGGCTTATATGCGCGCGCAACAATTGCAACATGAACACATCATTAAACTTGCGAACATGGGACTATATAATTCTAACTTTGCTCAATTCACAATGGTTAATATATCTGAGGAAAATAAGAGGGATAGCGAGGAAACTGGCGTTGGTTGATAGGCGATTTACGCCTAGGCAGTATTATCAGACATTAAAAAAGCAGTATAAAATGGGTGAATTGGATTTGAATTAAGGTTAAAAATGTTAGTTTACAAATCAAAGGATAAGGGAGCGGAGATATTAATGAATATTAGTGAGCAATCAAAATCAAAAAGGTTACTGCAAGGTAGGCGTAGAAGTATTAAATGGGAGATCGAGAAGATGTATGGTTGCTATGATAAATGTATGTATTGCGGTATTGATTTGAAAGGAAACTATCATCTCGATCATATTCAATCAATAGCACATGGTGGCAAAGATGATATCAGGAACTTGGCTATTACTTGTCCTATGTGTAATGGAGCAAAGGGAACTATGAGTTTGAAAGAATATAGCAAATGGCTTGAACACATAAGTGATAGTTTCTTAGGTATTTTTGTTAAAAAAATAAGTTGTTTGCATGATACTTAATTCTCCGAAAGATAAAGGATCTGTAAAATTGATGAGAGTCATTGAGGGTATGCCATTTGTGGAGCACAAAATTAAACCACTTATTAACGCAGAAGAATGGGTTGAGGATGAGTTAGTTGAAAGAGGGTTCAATAATAACAATGGCATGTTTGGGTGGGAGGGGCCGGATTGATGGTTGATATTATTTTTCTTATATCTTTCGGATTTTTTATAATTTATAGATTGTTGGATTGTATTTATCATGGATAAGAGGATCTGTAGAAAATGTTGACTGAAAAGCAAATGCAGAGTGTAATAACTGAGGCAAGACGGAATCTGGTTAATTTCCGCAGGACTTGTCTTATTGTGGCAGAAGATGAGTTCTTACCGGCTAAGTTCCATTTTGATTGGTCAGAAAAGCTTTTAACTGGAACCAAGAACTATGCCATTGAAGCCTTTAGAGAATCCGCTAAGACCCAATATGTCTTACGCTCTTTTCCGCATTATTGTCTTATGTTCCCGTCTGTACCCCGGGATTACATTGTTTTTATTAAAAAGAATACCAGATTAGCGCAGAATAAGTTAAAAGAAATCGAACAAGAATATGAATCTAATCCTGCTTTGAGATCAAATTGCATAAAGATAAATGAAAAATCAGGAGATGTGTTTAATGTAGATGTTAAAGATGCGACGGGGAAGAAGATTAATGTGCGTTTTGAAGCCTATGGTAAAGGATCCGCGATTCGAGGATTGGCTAATCTTGACAGACGGCCGAAGATCGTTATATGTGATGATCTGCAAGACTCTGATGAGGCCAAATCCGAGACTGTTATGGATGATGATTGGAAATGGTTTCTTTCAGATGTAAAGTTTTTGGGACAAAAATGCCGTATATTTATGATAGGAAACAATTTAGGAGAGAAATGTATTCTTGAACAGATCGAGAGGAATAAGGATTTTGTTGGGTTTGAGTTTAATAGGTTGGCTATAGTGGATAATGACGGCGTTCCTAACTGGCCTTCTAAATACAAACAAGAAGATATTGAAAAGGAGAAACAGGATTTTGAGCGAATGGGGAGGATTGATATTTGGCTTAGGGAGAGGATGTGTATTGCTGTGGGAGAAGAAAACAGGACTTTCAATGAAGATGATTATCGTTATTATTATCCTCCTAATGACAATCATAAACCGCCGGATAGAAACCGTTTTGCTACTTTAGATCCTGCTTCTTCTAAAAATCCTGAGAGTTGTTACCGCGCTATTGTTGTTAATGAGGTAGATTCTGATAATAACTGGTTTATTAAAGACATAAGATATGGCCGGTGGGATTCAATACAGTTAATTAACGAGATGTTTGATGTGGTTGACGCATGGAGTTTACGGGAATTTGGTATTGAAAAAGGCGAATATAAAAATGTCATTGAACCGTTTCTGCTTGAAGAAATGAAAAAAAGAAATGTTTTCTTTGATATTATTGAATTAGAACATGGTAAAATTGGTTCTAAGTTAGAGAGAATAAAGATGTTACAACCGAGGTTTAAGTCTCATTCCATATTTTTTCTTGAAAATGCTAAATGGCTCCCTGAATTAAAGAGTGAATTAGCGGGTGTCACAAAAGATCAGATCAGAAGTTTGTTTATTGACTTAGTTGATGCCTTGGCTATGCAGGAACAGATTGCCAGACGGCCATTACATGCAGGGACCGGACAAAGGGGATTAGAAAAATTACCGAGAATGTGTGAAACAGGATGTGTTATTGATGAATTTAATTGAGACAAATACAACAAAATTAGTTGATTTTGATAGGCAGTTTGAAGAATCGGCTGCGTTATGGCACTCAAATGACCAGATTTCTAGTTTTATCGGGGCGGCGCATTCATTGGATGAATTAGATACGCATGTCTTAATTCAATCATGGAGGGATGATCCCCAAACGGTCGTATGGGGCATTTTAGGCAACGGAAAGCCGGTAGGGTACATAATGCTACAAGCAATCAAAGATCGTAATGCTAACCTACATTTGTGCATCATTGAGGACAAGAAGAAAGGCCATTGCCGTAAAGCCGTAAGACAAGTTTTAAATATCGCATTTGATGATTTTCAATTGTTAAGAGTAAGCGCGTTTGTTTTAGGAAACAATGACCGTGTGAATAGATTGCTTACAGCAGGGGTTTTCGGGTTTAAACGGGAAGGCATTTTAAGATTAGCCGCTATTAGGCAAGGAAAATTAGTTGATTTAAATATTTATGGGATTGTTAAATCAGAATTTGTAAGGAGATAATTATGCCACCTTTAATTTCATTTTTAGCGACAATAGGAGGGGCTGTCACGGGAGGAGCGGCAACCGGTGCGGCAGCGGCCGCTATTGGGGCAGGTGCGGCGGCAGTAACCGGACTTGGTATTGCGTCAGGAGTTCAGTCCTTAACTAGAGGAGATGGAGTAGCAGCAGCTCCCGCGCCAAGCGTATTGCCACCATCTCCAACCATTCCAACAATACAACAAGCAACTCAAGCGGCTCAAGGAGCGCAAAGGGCAAGAAGAAGGGCGAGGACACAAACCAGATTTGTTACAAGGGCCGAAGAAGCTAGTCTTTTAGCGGCTCCAAGTGTAACAAGAAAAACATTATTGGGGCAATAACATGGCTCAAAGAGGTATTTCACCGCCAATTTCATTAGGCGATATTACAGGACAAATTAATCCGACCGCTGAACCTAAAGCCAAGCAGATTTTTCAGAGATGGGTATCTCTTAAAAACAAACGCAGCAATTGGGAAGCGCAATGGCAGTCGGCTTTAAGGTTTCTTGTTCCGCAAAAAGCCTTTATCACAAGGCAGAGAAGCATTCAAGGTGAACAATTGAATGTTAATATCTTTGACACTACGGCAAGAATGGCTAATCAACGCATGGCAAGTGGGTTTCAAGGAAATTTAACCAATCCCGCAACAAGATGGTTTAGATTAAGATTACAAAATCAGCGACTTAATGAGCCAAGAGAAGTTAAAGTTTGGTTGGCTGAAACTGAAAATATCATGTTTGATGTTTTTTCAAGTTCTAATTTCGATGAACAAATCCATGAATGCTATATTGATTTAGGAAGTTTTGGAACAAGTGTTTTGTTTGAAACAGAAGATGAAAAAGATATTATCCGCTTTAGATGTATGCCGGTATCGGAAGTAGCGATAGGCGAAGATTCAAAGGAAAGGATTATTGAAGTATTCAGACAATATTCATTAACGGCTATTCAGGCATGGTTGAAATGGGGAGATAGTGCGGGTGAAGTTGTTTTAAATAAGATCAAAAACAAACAATGGGATCAGAATGTTCAATTTATTCATGCTGTTTTTCCTAGATTCATTAGAGAAGTCGCGTCTTTGACACGAAATAATCTTCCCTGGGCTTCTGTCCAAATGGAATTAAGTAAACAGGAGATTGTTGATGAAGGCGGTTTTCATGAAAATCCATTTATGGTGACACGATTTATGAAAGTTTCAGGTGATCCTTATGGTTATTCTCCTGGGATTGTCATGCTTCCCGATATAAAAATGCTTCAATCTGTGACACAAACGATTATCCGTTCTGCACAAAAGATTGTTGATCCACCGCTTATTCTGCCTCATGATGGCTTTTTGTTGCCTTTAAAAACCATGCCGGCAGGGATTAATTTCAAATTATCTGGAAGTGCGGCAGATCGCATTGAACCGTTAGAGACAAAAGGAAATATTCCTGTAGGACGAGATATACAGAACGACATCAGGGCTGCAATCAATAATGCTTATTTTGTTGATTTGTTTCGCGCACTTGCTGATAGAAGAAATATGACGGCAACAGAAGTTGTTGAAAGAGTACAAGAAAATGCTTTACAGCTTGGACCGGTGTTAGGAAGGCTTCAATCTGAAATGCTTGATCCGATTATAGAACGCACTTTCAATATTCTTTTAAGAAAAGAAATTCTACCTCCTCCCCCATCCATTTTGGAAGGGCAAGAGATTACAGTAGAGTATATTTCGCAATTAGCTAACGCACAACGAATTTCAAAAGTTTCTTCTGTTACAAACCTTTTAACAATAACTAACGGTATTGCACAGGTTGTTCCGGAGGTTATTGATAAAATAGATACGGATAAAGTTATTGACAATGCAGCAGAAGTTTTTGGTGTAAGTCCTGATTTAATAAGAAATGCTGAACAAGTTGCTACCATAAGACAGCAAAGAGCAGAAGTTCAGGCAGCTATTAACCAAGCACAGCAAATCGTTCAAGGAATTGAAACAGTAAAAACTGCCAGTGAAGCAAATAAGAACCTAGCAGAAGCAGAGGAGGCAACTACATAATGGCAAGAAGAACTACAAGACGCAGAAGAAAAAAGCCATTTACACAAGCTAAAGCGAGAAAAGTTCTTAGAGAAAAACGGCCAACACTTCGCGGCCGGCCTATCACGGCTCCACAACGAGGATTATTAGGTTTGATTGCCGGCGGTGGCACTCCGACACGATTAAAACGAATGGCAAAAAGAGCAAGAAGGAGAAGAAGATAATGCCTTTATTTAAACCAATGTTAAATCGAGAAACACATGAAGAAGGAGAAAGTGAAATGGTAAAAGGAATCGGAGGAGTAAAAACATTACAAGATGAAATTGATATGGGGCTAAGAGACAAAGATGGAAATGAAATTAAACAGGAGGGGGAACAAACCTCCGAAGCACCAATAGAAGAATTGGAAACTGCGGATAATCCTGATGTTGACGCAAGTGGTCAACCTAATCCGCCTGAACCAGAAAAGGAAGGTGAATAATGGCAGTTACTCCATCCCCCGAACCACCTTATAATACAACAACTCAAACATCGGCTACAACTCAAACAGTTGCATTAAGTTCTGTGTCGAGTATAGAAACGGGGATTGCCGGTGGCCAAACGAATGGACTTGAATAATGCCTAAACATACTAAAAAATCTCGTAGAGCCTCAAGAAAAGGTAAAGTTATTCGTGGCCGAAAAAAATGAGGACATCGAAAGATTAAAGTCCTTACAGCAGGCTTACAACAAAACTTTTGAATCAGAAGAAGGCAGGAAAGTCTTGACTGATCTCTATAAGATCTGTTTTAAAAACAGTTCAACGATTAATGAAATGTCTCACATTATGTTTTTCAACGAAGGACATCGAGCAGTTCTTCTTCATATAGAAACAATGATGAAAATGAATCTTTATAAACTAAAGGAGATGCAAGATGAACAAGGACAATCTTAACCCGAAAGGAAAACTAAGATCCTTATGGGAATTTTTAAAAAATAATCGTGGCTTTGCTGATCCAGCACCAGTAGCGGATCCTCCGGCCGATCCAGCGGTAACTCCGCCAGTTGGTCCGCCAGCAGACCCGCCAGCAAGTCCACCAGTTGCACCTATTACGCTTGAGAATTGGCGTAATTCAGTTGATGTAGACATTAGAGAGCATCCGGCATTAGCTAATTTTAAAGATGTTAATGCTCTTGCTAAAAGCCATGTTGAAGTTCAAAAGATTGTTGGGGCTGAGAAATTACCGGTTCCGCCCAAGGACGCAACTTTAGACAGCAAAGAGTTCGGGATGGTTTTTGATCGTTTAGGCAGGCCGAGTGATCCTAAGAATTACGGTATTCCACAAGTAGAATATCCGGATGGGATGTCTCAAACCACTACTGAACAGTTTGATGAATTTAAGCAAGCTGCTCATAAAATAGGGCTTCTTCCTGCTCAGGTTGAAGCATTGGTCAGTTTTCAACACGAGAGAAATGTCAATGCTTATAACCAAATGAATGAGGCTTATAATACGGAATTGCAACAAGCCGAGACTAAATTAAGAGGTAAATTAGGAAAAGCTTTTGATGCTGAAATGGCTCGTGCACAAGGACTTATTACTAAGTTTGGCGGAGAAGAAGTCTCAAAGTTAGTTGGTGCAAGCGGTCTTGGCAGGAATCCTGTTTATATTGAGTTTATGATGAATATAGCAAAGAATTTTGGTGAAGATGGAGAATTGTTGGGTGAACCATCAATGCCTCATATCTTATCACCAGAACAAGCATTAGAAGAAATTAATGCCATAAAAGCTGATAAAGATCATGCTTGGCATAAAAGGGATAATCCAGAACATGAAACAGCTATGAAGAAAATGCAACACTTGTTTGAGATGGCTTACCCCGAAAAACCAAGGTAGCGTTTTTGGATAAAGTTTTACTCCCGACTACGCTGCAAGTAACGGACAATCCCGTAAGGGATCCATTTTCAACCTTCAATTGTAGATCCGTTTTGGATAATCTACTTTTGGTTTCTTTTACAATAGGAGGTTTAAGATGGCTGACATTTCCACCGCGTTTGTACGCCAGTTTGGATCAACCATTGAGCTTTTAGTTCAGCAAATGGGATCTAAGTTGCGTGAAGGTGTCCGCGTAGAAAGTGGCGTTGTTGGAGAGACTGCATTTTTTGATCAAATTGCCGCAACAACAGCTCAACTGCGTGTTACTCGAAATGCCGATACACCGCTTATCAAAGTAGACAATAGACGAAGAAGCGTTAATCTGCTTGATTTCGAGTGGGCTGATCTAATTGATGATCAAGATCAGCTTAAAATGATAGTCGATCCAGAAAATCCATATGCCCGTAATGCGGCTATGGCCCTGGGGCGTTCTATGGATGATGAGATCATCAAGGCCTTTAATGCTTCGTCATTAACAGGAAAAACGGGAGCTACTTCTACTCCTTTACCAGCATCGCAGATAATTGTTAATGGCGGTACTGGCATGACCATAGCAAAGCTCAGAAGTGCCAAACAAATTCTTGATTTGCAAGATGTTCCGGAAGATGAGCGTTTCTTAACTCATTCTCCTATTGCATTGACTGATTTGTTAGAAACAACCGAAACAACATCTTCTGATTTTAACACCGTTCGAGCGCTTGTTATGGGCCAGTTGGACACATTCTTAGGGTTTAAATTCATTATGTCAACTCGTTTGCCGATTACTGGCAATATCAGACAGAATTTTGCATGGCGACGAGATGGTATGCTTTTAGCTGTTGCCAAAGACATAACAACCCGTATTGAGGAAAGAGCTGACAAGTCCTTTGCGACCCAGGTATATCTTTCTGAAAGCATCGGTTCAACCCGTATGCAAGAGTTTGAAGTGGTCCAAATTGATATTGATGAAACCGCATAAGTTGTTTAAATTGAGTGGTTTATGAAAAACATATCCTTAGAGAATTTATAT